AGTTTATCTTGGTAGTATCTCGCATTGTATCTGCAAGTTTTTTGGTTGCCCCGTCATAATTATGTATCTCTTTTATGTACGCTTTTATCGCCGGAGTTCCTTGTCCTAAAAGAGCAAGGGCAGCACGACCAGCCCTGAATGTAAAAGCATCAAGTACTTCGTTAGCATCTCCACCTCTTTCTTCTAATAATACCAATGCATCTACAAAATCTTTAGTGCTTCCATCAGCATTTTTTGCAGAAACTCCATATTTTTCAAAAACTTTTTGTGATTTTAACATTGCCATTGATAACTGAGTACCAGCCATTGACCCCTGAACACCAGCATTACCAAGTAAACCAATCAATGCAGATAGACGCTCAATTTTTATACCAAATCCAGCAGCCACAGGTGCGGCATACTTAAATGACTCTGCCATCATTTCCATATTTGTATTACTGGAAGTAATGGTTTGTATAAAAACATCACTTACTTTTGTAAGTTGCTCAACGGGCATCCTCATAGCTGTTAAGGCATTAGTAACAACATCAGCAGTTCTACCCAAATCCATATTTCCTGCTGTAGCTAAATCTAAGGTTGCAGGAAGAGCTTTAATAGACTTTTCGGCTTTAAATCCAGCCATCGATAAAAACTGAAGTGCATCTGCTGCTTGGCTGGCAGACCATTCAGTCGTTTCACCCATTTCACGAGCTTTAGCTTCTAAATTCTTATATTGTTCAGCAGTTGCTTTAGAAACACCACGAACAATAGCCATCGTATATTTAAAGTCGGCACCAGTTTTAATGATGTCCGTTCCCAGTCGAGTAATACCCCAACCAGCAAAGGCAGTTATGGCAATTCCCTTTAATGCAGTAAGAGAAGACCCAAGAGTTTTAGATGCTCCAGTCATTCCCTGCATCGCCTGAGTATTCTTATTTATCTTCCCAGATGCCTGATCTCGCGCAGTTAATAAGACTTCAACCTTGTTTTGTGCCATAACTTACAGACCTTTTATTTTACAAAGCTCCTCGTCTTTGCTATAAGCTCCTCGATTGCTTATTCGCTAACTCCTGTTGTCTCTTCTTTGTATTCTCCTTTTTTACAGCTATGCCATAAATTTTTATATTCCAATTTAATTCGTCAACTCCCATATCAAGTAATTCTGACGGAAGCACTCCATACCTTTGTGCAATTGCATCAATCAGGCTTGGATACGGACTCTTCTGAAAAGGGACGGATGCCTTCTTCGCCACCTCCATTTTCTTTTTCTCCAAAGGAAAAAGTACTTATTTCGTTAATAATAAAGTTCGTATCATCATCTTCTATTTCGAGATAAGATATTTCCCCTTCTCCCAATTCGTTAAAAGGTTTATCAACAATATTAAAGTCGCTTGTTGCGATAACGATTGTCGTTAAAAACATTTTCTGAATTTTATCTAATGTATCAGGATTGACCTTTTCTGGTTTCTCTCCCATTTCTGCTAATGTATCAGGAAGAATCCCCATCCGCAGGTAATCAATTGCCTTAACCTTTCTAATTTCTAATTCTATTCCGCTTGGACACATAATACCTTTTCTAACTTTTTTTCTGTAATCTGAAGCTTTCATAATTTTCTCCTCCTTTGTTTATCTACATTTATTTATTATAGTACGTTTGCATTTGTGTTTACAAGAGTCATTTTCATAGTTGTTGCTGACCCTGAGTTATATACGCCTCTTCCTGTAAAGCCAACAGTTACTCTTCCTGGACCACCGATATTTACTGGAAAGCCTTCATATCTAAAACTTGGAACGATTATTTCAAGTTGTTCATAATATCCCGAGGAAATTGCCGATGTCTTTTTCAATGTAGCAATCATCTCTCTTTCTGTTTGTGCCATAAAAATATCATACTCGTTAAGGTCAGGCAAATCAATGGTTCCAGAAACTCTTATTTCTCTGTATCCATTTCTTTGTATTTTTCCTCTTCGTTTTGTTCCATCAAGAAGAACAATTCCTTCTAATGCATTATTTAAAGAAATTTTTATTTCTTCAAAATCTGTTACTGCCGCACCACTTAAAGAGAAACTGGCTTGATCCCATGTAAAGGCATCTGAATTAAAATAACTCACAGTTCCTTTCGTCATTAAGCTTGTCGTTCTACAAATTAATCCAGTAGTCATTTGAACAATAGATCCAGCAGTAATAGCAATTTCCAGTGTATTCGCCTGTCCATCTGTAAGCTGGAATGCCTGTTCTACTCCTCTGTAAATCTGGAATCCATAAGGAGTCAAGGCAGCATTAGTATCAAATCTATCCTGTGTTAATTTGAATTCGTGGGTATAAACTGCTCCGCTCAATGTTATAGTTGTAGTTGAACTTCCACAAGCCGCATGCAAGAAGGGGGCACAATCAAGAGGATTTAATTCCATTACTATATCTCCCTCAACTGTTTGCAATCCTTCCAATGGATTCGGCTCATCGTACCTATCCAAAATCGATGCTGGCATTATTGTTTCTATATTCGTATTCAGTCCCTCACTAACGAAAGGAACGAAATGCCAGCTTGTAGTCGCAGTCCCCCACGATCCTTGTTTTGTAATTCCTAAGAAGCCATCTGTTCCGTATGCCATGGTAACCTCCTTATTTTAATTGTTATTGTTTTTTATTTTTTAATTATTATGAAATTCTTTTAATTTACCTCTCAATCCCAACCTACTTTCTTTTAATTCGTGTTCCCATATTACTAATGTATTAAATCCATATTGTTTGAAGTGATCTATCCTATCCTGTGGATTCTGGCCTCTATGCCAATAGTCACCGTACATTTCTATTAACTTTTTTTGACCGTTTATATTCATGAAGTCAGGGTTTCTACCTCCAAGAAAGAATTGAAAATCTCCAACATATTTATAATCTTTTGGAAACAATTTATTAAGTAAAATTGATAATTCTGTTTCTGGCTTGTTTGGTTTTAAATCAAATGCTTCCTGCATCTTTCTTTGATACTCTGAATCTTGCCATAATTTTAATTGTGCAATAGATATTTTCTCTTTTGTTTCTTCAGAACGCTTTATCCCATAATTATGACTCTTTTCTCCAGTACACCCAAATTGTGGATGGTTCTTTCCTGATAGCTTTTCAGATATTTTTTTTCTCGTCTCTTTAGTATGTTTCTTATTCCAATGAGGACTATCTTCCCCGCAATATTTACCTTTTAAAGTAGAACTTATCTTATTTTTCATTTCTTCGGATAAAATTCTTCCTTTTTGAACCAAACACATTTTCTTTCTTGATTCTAAAGAATGCAGACTATCTCTTCTATTATGTCCATTAATAAATTTCTTCCCCGGATTGGTTATTCCTCCACAACCGCATTTGCATCTTCTACAAATTTTAATTCTTTTACCTCCCTATTTTATTAATCTTGTTGTTCTTATTGATCTTTTTCTATTACGAAAGGAATAACAGCTTTTATGTAAAAGCAACTTTCGTAATACATATTTTCATAAAGTGTTTCGCCAATAACACTTGTCAATACTGTATTACTAACATTTTTATTTTTCAGTAAAACTTGAAAAACATTCTCTTCCATCTTCGACATTAATTTGAAGGCGTTTTTAAAATCCCCTGCTGACATTTCCCAAAGTATAACTTCAAACATCAAATTCGCTGTATATGGAGTTGTCGACATTCTTGCTAATTCCCTTGGTTTAGCAATAGGCAATAAATTTACCATTGGGCAAATCTCGGGAGTAGGAACATTATCTGGGTCCTCTGCTCCTTGAATTGTATACTTTTTAGTTCGAGAATCTGCATTGAATATATCCTCAAGCGTAATTAAAATTTCATAATCTGTTGCCATTTCTTGTCCTTCTTATTTAAGGTTATAGAAAGTTATAAACAAAGTTCAAACACGAGTCTGAGCTTAAATGACAAGGCCTGAAGTAGTTAATCTATATGATCCCCCTACCAATCTCTCTAAGATAATTCCTTAATGTTTTAGTTAATCTAATTACCATCGAAGTATCCTTTTGTCTCGGAACCATTCTTCTCTGAGGAAGCTTTCTTCTTGATACATCTGAATCATGATAAATTCCATACTTCTTCCCCGTTCCTATTAATACTCCTCTGGAAGTAAAACTCGTTTCGAAACTCTTTCTTAATTCTCCACTGTCTATTAAAATTTGTGTACTCGTTGTTCTCTTCTTTTTTCTCTTTGTTCTACTTCGTATTGTTGAAGGAGATAATGGTTTCCATTTTCCTTCTTTAAGTAATCCTCCTTGTTTTCTAAAATTCTCATCAATCCATTTTATCCCTTGAACTCCGAATCTCGCGTAAAGAGCTCTTGGATTCTTTAATTTAACCGACATTACCTTTAGTTTAGCAGCTACTTGATTGCGGTCTTTTACTTTGACAGAAATCATAAGTCATCATCCAATTCGTCTTCTAATGCTTCAATTTTATCTGTATCTATTCTTTGCTCTTCGGAATCCAACAAATTAAATATTGGATGGTAATCTTCATTTGCTCCCCAAAGAGTAGTACTTGTTTTTCCTCCAATAGTTCCTCCAGAACTAACGACTAACGAATAACTTCCTGTTTCCAATTTATCAAGAAGCGTTTCGAAATAATCTCTTCTATCTGCTAACCATCCAGGAGTATCTCCACCAGCTTTTACACTTGGTCTTGATAATATTTCAAGAAGAGCTAAATTCTTCGATAAATAATTTATTGAAGCTGGAAGACTGTTTACTCCTGTTGCAAAAGGAACAGAATACGTACCCGATAGTCTCATATTAATTACTGCATCGACATCTGTTATAAACTGGTTCAGTTGTCTATTGGTTAATCCAGTTGTATCTATCTTTGGATAGATCGCTCTTAAATCATTCGGGTTGCTATAAAGTCCTGCTTGATCAGCATCTATTAAAATTATTTCAAACAAAGTCCGATCAACATACGCTCTTGAAGACACGGAAATATTCCACTCAGAAAAATATATTCCGGGACTTGACGGAAGCGTATATAAAGTGTAATAATGGTTATCCCCTGAAGCCGCACTTGTTAATGAAGAAATACCTGAATTCCCCGAATTGAAAATAGAAAGAGTAGGATTATCATCAGGCGTTATACTCATTGTAAGTGTAAACTGTTTTGTATCTCCACCACCGAGTTGTTCCATTTTTTAATGTCCTTTTATATTAGATGTTGTTCCTGAGTAATTCTTTATCTTTCCTGTTATATCCAGATAATTTTCTATATTAGATGTCTTGCCAATATACCCTTCTATACTTGATACCAGAAACAATAAAACTCTAAACGTAATTGTTGTAGTACTATAATTATCAAATATAATTAAATCATTTTCTTCTGTTTTGCCGGCAATTATATATTTCTTAAAAATATCGGATAAAATAATATCTTCAGATACAACTTTAAATAATTTCTTGGTAATTCTATCTGATAAAATAATATCTTCATCTTCTAATATTGATATCAATAATTGTTTGGTAACAATATCGGATAGAATCGCTTCGTCCAATATTATCTTATTTAATTTCTTGGTAATTCTATCGGATATAATTAAATCATTTTCTTCTGTTTTGCCGGCAATTATATATTTCTTAAAAATATCGGATAAAATAATATCTTCAGATACAACTTTAAATAATTTCTTGGTAATTCTATCTGATAAAATAATATCTTCATCTTCTAATATTGATATCAATAATTGTTTGGTAACAATATCGGATAAAATAATATCTTCATCTTCTAATATTGTTCTAAATAATTGTTTATGAAAATCATCTGATAAAATAATATCTTCCGATATTAACTTAAATAATTGTTTGCGAAAATTATCTGATAAAATTATTTCTCCAAGAATTAACTTACCTATTCCTAATCTAAAATTATCAGATAAAACGATATCTCCCAATATTATCTTGTTTAATTGTTTAGTAATTCTATCTGACAAAACGATATCTTCTGATATTCTTCTCAATAACTGTTTATAGCTTTGGTCAGATAGAATAAGATCATCATTAATAGTTTTTATAGTGTGCTTTTTAAATACTTCAGACAGAACCATATTGTCTATTACTATTTTTCGTAACTCAACTTTAAACAAGTCTGAGAATCCAGTAAGACTATCTGGAAGAACTATCGAATGAAGTATCTTAAAGACATCTGACAAAACAATATCGTCCGATACTAACTTTACCAAGTCCCTATTAAATTCAGCAGATAAGACTACCTGCTCAGGAATCGTTTTATTTAATTGCTTATTGACCCGATCAGATATTACGACATTGTCTTTTTGTAATATCGACCTGACTAAATATTTTTTGAATACGTCTGATAATGCTACATCGCCAATAATTAACTTAACTATTTGTTTGATCGTTTTATCAGAAAGATTTAATTTTTCTGAAATTGCTTTATTTAATTGTAATCTAAATGCATCAAATATATTAGTGTCATTTAGTACTAATTTAATTACCTGTTTATGAAAATCATCTGATAGAAGAGTTTCCTCTAATGCCGACTTAATCAATTGCTTACAAACAACTTCTGATAATAGAAGATTGTCTTTCCCTTTAAGACCACAAATTAAATGTTTACGGAAAATGTCTGTTAAATTAATATTGTCTAAATCAATTCCGAGTACATTCTTTTTATACGTATCGCTAAACGGAATCAGACTATTCTGTAGAATTAATCTTAATTCTTTCTTAATTGAGTCTTGAATAATTGCTAGATTATCAGTTCGACCGATATTTCTTAAAAAGTATTCAATATTAGAATCGGAGAAAAGCCTCAGTTCTCCTACTCTATTTAAAATATTTTGCTTTATGTTAAGCGTAGAGAAACTTATTACGGAGTCTGCTTCTACTCCTTCATAAAGAGTCCCTACGCCTTCCGTAAGAAGATTTTCGCTATCTTCAGTTAAGAGATTTACTTCATCTTCAATTAAAATGTTTTCAGATAATGCCATTGTTTATTCTTTATTTTTAAAGGTTTCTACTTTTTACTGCCGATTATGAACTTCTACTTCCAATGGTTGTTTCGATGGTTAAGTGTAAAAAATCAGAAGCTCCCAGAGTAGCAAGCACCCCATTTACTCTCTGGAAACAATTAAATCCAGATGAAGCATTGAATACTGCCGCTTCTGTCAATGCTACTGATGTAATTCCGTCTGTATTCCCCGCAAAAGTTGCCGTAGTAATCCACACATTTTTCGAAGATAACTGAGTTGCCATTGCATTTCTTACGGATTCTCCTACTAACGCAATTGTACCCAATGACGAAACTTCTGAGCCTGTTCCAACAGCTATGTAATTTTGTGCTGAACCAGGAGTCGAAGATAAGTACTCAGCAAGAAAATCCATACCAGAATCAACAACCAAATTATGAAAAACTTTCTCTTCTACTTCCCCATCTACTCTAAAAATCTTCGCCGTCCAATTTGCTGAGATTATAGTATTGTTTTTAATCTTCATCGCTTTCTCCTTTGTTTAATCATTCAATTATTTAATCATTCAATCATTTAATCATTCAATCATTCAATCATTCAATAAAATTAATTTACGCAAAATGACTTTTAAGCCATCTGCAATTCGCAATTCACTTTTTTCTTCTTTGTTCCCTCCCTTTATTTCATGAACAACAACCTTTTCGGTCTTTTCTGTTTCTCTTGTGACTTTCACAATACATTTATCAGACACGGTCGTTCTGTCCATAATTTCCTTTTTCCCTTCTTTATCTTTTTGTAGCGGTTCCTGTTAAGGTTTCTTTTAACCTACTTCCAAAATAGAAAGCAATAATAGTTGCAAGAACAAGATGCTGTTCAACACTGATTGTTACTGGAATATATTTAAATCCAAACCACACTCCAAGATTTGCTCCGCATATAGCATAGAATTCTACCGTCAAAGCTCCCAGCCCTCCAAATGGGCGTACTAAACCATTAAGCAACCTTATAAGCCATGGTTGTTTCTGAGTCCTCATTTCGGTCATAAACATCTGTCGTGCCGAATCAGTAGAAGCTTCTGAGATTTTAAATAGATTAGCATATTTATCAATTCGTTTTTCATCAGAAAGTTTTTCTGTAAATCCAAAACGATTCATTATGCTACCAACAGCCTTTCCTGTTGAATCCAATACTTCTTTAATCGGCGCAGCTGCTATCTTAGAAAATATACTCCAAGCCATTTTAGTAATCCTCCTTAATTGTAAGAGAGAACGTATCGTATCCCTCTATTATTTCCATAAAAGAATCAAAAGTAGCTCCCGAATTAAGAACCGCCCTGTCACCTTTTAATTTTCCGAAGTGTTGTGCTAAAATAATACAACCATGCGTATCTATAATTCTGTTGCCCTTATGAAATAGTACATGATCTCTGCCAGGGACATCACATATCTCAAAAGTTTCCCCAAATTTAGGAGAGATAATTCTTTTACACATATATTGCTGTGCAGGAATACAAGATACTTCTTGTTTATTCAATCTAT